ATGTTTAAATGTAAACAAATTTAAATCCCGGAGCATTTTAAACTCCGGGATTTATAATATAGATAATTTAACCTGACGAACTCACAATCGGAATACATGTAGGAAGCAAAGATCCAGTCACACCTGGCGTTTTTAAAGTGAATACAAGTTTATTTGTATTATTTCCAGAATGCGTAAAGAATCCAATTATTTTGCAATCTGTATCGATTACAAAGAATCTAGGTGTTCCAAGAGGGTAGGTGGGATCGGCTGCATAATCAAAATAGAAATTGCTGCCAGTGAAATCTAAACTGAAATTATTTCCGATTGTGCTCGGGATATTTATAGTACCGGTATAAAGCCAGCCTTTTAAATAAGGTGCTTCTGTAAATGGAAATTCAACTATAGCTTTACCGGTAAAACCTGTAGCAGTTCCGCTTGCGTCTTTCATACTGAAAACGGCATTTCTTCTAATCGGTCCGGTATTGCTAATTCCAAGTATCTTTTCTCCGCCTGTATCAGTTGTTTGTCCAACATGAATTCCGCTACTTCCTGTAACAGTTATATACCCTGTTAGCGGGTCATTAGATGCGCCATCGGCAGTTAATCCAAGCACACCATCATTTCTAATAGTCAATACAGCAGGCGATTCAGTTCCGGTAACGTTGATACCATTATCTCCGGTTATTTGTACGTTCCCTTTAATAATTTCAATTCCGCCAGGTGTTTGGATGCTTAATACACCGCTGTTTGTTATGTTTCTGCCGGAGATATTTATCCCATTTCCGCCTGTAAATGTAACGTTGCCGGTTGCGCCGTTAACTTGCGTCACACCCGCATTTGATATAGTGGTTCCGCTTACGTTGATACCTGTTCCGCCTTGAAGCTCCGGAACGTTAAGATCGATATTTGTGCCTACCGCGCTCATACCAACAAGCCCGGAGCCCGTTATAGTCAAATCGCCTTGAAGGTTGTTGAGTGTATTTACTCCAGCGGTTCCGCCACCGCCTCCACCAGTGGAAGCGATTGTAATATTTTTACCGCTTGGCGTGATCGTCACATTCGAACCAGCCACAAGCGTAATATCGCCATCAATACTATTCAGATGCGTAACGCCTATAGTATTAGTAACGCTTCCAAGTCCTATTTGCGATTTGGTGACTTCGTGCGGATTATTTTTATTATTTTCATGCAATTCAAGTGCATCACGTACACCGCCCACGTCCGATTCTCTGTTTGTAATTTCTTGGTTAAGATTATTTGTGAGTGTTGTATCGGCACGTTTTCTATCTTCAATTTCTGTATTAATTTTAGACATCAAATTTTGATCCGCTTGAATTCTGGCGTTTTGTTCTGTAGTAATAGCAGTTTGCCTGTCAGATATTTCTGTGTCAATATTATTTTGCAACGTAGTATCAGCATTTTCTCTTGCAGTTGCTTCCGCGTTGATATTATTTTGTAGTGCTGTATCTGCCGCAATACGTTCGCTTCGTTCGGTTGTAATCGATGATTCAAGTGCATTGTCGGCTTCTTTTCTAGCCTCCGTCTCTGCGTCAATGTTCGATTGTAGTTGCGTATCAGCCGCAATTCTGTCGTTAATTTCCTGTGTGATTCTTGCGTTTACTCCTTCAAAAAGTTCTTTGTGCGCTTCAGGGTCGATGTTGTGCATGTGAGTATAAAGGTCATTATATTCTATGCTGTCCTGCACAATTTTACCATCCAAGATTTGGAATTTGTACAGCGTTGTACAGTTCATAGGCATAAATTGTGTTGATATATACAAGGGTGGCTGTTGATTAACGTCTTTTCCAACGTATTTTGCTTTGCTTTCGTTATAGACGTTTATGTAGTATTGGCCGTCATCCATTTCGGTCGTTACCAATTCAACGTCAAGATTGATTGCTTCATAATCCTGCATCAGTGATCCAGTAATATGAATACTGTCGTTAGTTGCCTGAAAGCTAGTAGAGATGAGATACGGGACAGATAGATATTGATTTTCAATTATCTTATTTACTGTGTAGATAATTTTCATCATTAACGCATCGTAAGTCAGCGCATCGTCATAAACAGCGGGGATCACCCTCTGCCATTTAAAACAAAGCGGGCGAGGGGTGTTATAGAAATTACCGTTCATTTTATTGCCCTCCTAAAAAATGAATATAAATAAACTTTGAACGTCTATACTATCGAAAATTTCTTTTGTTACATTTATGAAAGTTTGACGATATTTTAGGATTAAATCCTGCGATGTCCAGTTTCCTGTAAGCCCTTTATTTTCTTTCGTCCAATTCTCTATTGCGTTTTCTGTCACGTCGTCATTGGCCTTACGAGTTAAATTATCTTTTCTGTTTTCTGTTCTTTCTTCAGTGTCACTTCTTGTCGTGTTTACACTTGTATCAAATGTAGTCGTGTTCGTGTTAGTTGTATTTCCGTTGTTAGTGTTAGTCAAGTTGTTAGTTTGCGTGCTGTCCTCGTTTATTTTTCTAGCGTTGGTTGCATAGTCTAGATTCGAAAGCATAGCTTGCGGCGTATCGCTATAAACATCCGCTTTATTGCTATCAGTTTGAATTGTCCCAGTTTGAGTTTCCGTATTTTCGTTGCTTCCGGAGCCGTCCTGCTTTTCTGTTCCAGTCTTTTTAGCGGTTTCAGTTCCTCCGCTTGTGCCATCTATTGTTGTCTCACGCGTTCCCGTATCTGTCAAATCATGGGTCGCTGTGTTTGTGGTATTCAATGTGCGGTTGTATGTTTCATTTATAAGGAAATTTTGTAAAGGTTCATATTCCATTAGTGTGGATTCAAACAACTGGTTGTAATACGGCATTATCAAATTCAAAGTTTCTTCAAGTTTGAATTTCCACATTCCAGGCGTTTCAAATCCAAGCGATCTAGTATAGAAGTGTTTTATGAAAGCTGTCTCAAACTGTTCCGTTTTTGAAGAATCATAGAACGGATAAGAGAAATCAAATATCTTTGGACGAGCATATGCAATTTTGTCATTCGGTGTCGGCAGAGGCTTTTCCGAATCCTGGCATAAAATCTCCACTAATTGCATTAGAGACATCGTTATTGTACCCAATCAAATCGCCTTCTTCCTCTTCCTGAAGTCTAAATTCTACCGAAATATCCCAGCCAAATTTTTCGTTAGCTCTCCTGGCACCATCTTGCCTTGAATCAAGCATAGTTTTTCTAGCCATTTGAACCTGTTGAATATTACCTTCTGCTTCGCTAGTTACCAAACGTTCGCGCTTTTCAGTGTCAACATTTTGAATTCCGATAAACGTCATTGCCTCATTCCAAACTTGACGGATATAAATTTGCATTTTATCCACATAGAATTGTGGTTTCAAATCTATTGCTTTTATTGCTTCGGAAAGCCCCATCTTCTTCAAAGAGAAAATGACGGGAGTATTTCCCTCATATTTTGCATAAGCGTTTTTAAGAGTAAGCTCCTGATTTGCATCATCCATTTCAATCAGAACAGGAGTTTTACATGCGTTTAGATTCACTTGAAGGAAGGCTTGCGCCTCTGCAAGTCTAGCCGCGTAGTTGTCAAGATATGCAATTGTCGGTGTTCTTAAATACGTATTATATATAATTTCGCCCCTATCTGCTGTTATTCGTTTATTGAATCCGTTTGACGCATAAATATTGTATTGTGTAGGTTCCCAATAAATGTTGTAAGTTCCTCCAAGTGTGCATCTTGTAAAAATTGCACTGTCCATTATTTCTTTCGAAAATGCTCCGTATCCTATAGTCATAAGCACATATTCTATAAATTTTTCGGGAATGTTATTAGGTAGGTTATTCCACTTAAACATGTTTACGCAATAGTTGGATAGAATATAGTAGTAATGTCTGTAGTAACCACGGGCAAGTTCGTTAGACAGGTTCGCATAGTGCTGACCAAAGTTAATGTCAAATCCTTCCGAATTTAAAAATCCCGGCATACGCGCGGGTTTGTTTTTACCCAAAGTTGTTCACCTTCCTTTAAGTCAAAATTGGGTTGTAACCGTTTCTGTAGTTGCCAACATCCACGCCGTCACCCGCGCTATAATTCCACAACGTAACACCATTTTGGAAAGTGGATTTAATCTGATTCATATATTCTGCCGGAACATTTCCAGTAATGTTTACAATTGGAATTTTAAAATATTGCCAATAGGCACGGCAATAGAAATCAGGGGTTCCGTTCATGTTAACTTTGTAACCGTACATGTCAAAGAATTGGTCTATAGACGCATACATATCCGGATTCAAAACTTGCTGATAGAGTGAGAAACGACGGTTATTAATGGCGGCGTTTCCGGTACTTCCTCCAGAGCTATTTAATGAAGCAGGCATTTTTTCTGCGTCTATCAAATTACCTATTGTACCAATTATCCCGTTTACACCGCTCGTTATACCGCCTACACCAGCAGAAGCACCCGCGCCGGATACAGTAGCCGCTGTTCCGCCGAAAATTTGAAGCCCATTAGCCAATATTCCAGTTGTTATGGATGCCATATGCCCAGCCAGCCAGTTTGCATAAGTTGAAGACGCTGGAGCCACTTGCGGTAGTTGGGCCATTGAGCAAGTTAATGCTCTTGCCGCGGAATTAGCGTTCGTTACTTTGCAAAAATAGCTTGAATCAGGAGATATATTAGCCGATATTGAAAGCTTCAATTCTCTATCAGGATCACCTACAGGCGGTTGCGTTTCTGGAAGCCACTCGGTTTTTATCGTGACATTTTCGCCTTGATTTGACGACAATACAAAATAGGTAAATGGATAACAATACAACTTTTTATTACGTGGAGTGTACGACATTAAAGGCGTAAGTGTTAGCGTTGCGTTAACAGAATCTACAAACTGTTGAATAGAAATTTGCAAATAAGCTCCGCTTTCTATCAGTTTTGGGTCTGCCTGTACTTCCGTTATAGCTCCGTCTATTCCCTTCATCATATTCCAAGTCCCACGCGCTATGTGTTCCGGAATAGCGACAGAAGCGACTATTGCATTAGATTTTGATGAATTTTGCAAAAGCTTTAAGAATTGTTGCATTTGAAATAATGGCGCAGTTTCTGTTACGTCGAAATTAGGAAACCATACAGCTAATGTAGTGGGCGTGCCCTGTACATTTGACGGTATAATTTGTTCTGTAGGATCACCGGAAGATGGAAACACATATGCGGCCGCAAGAAATATAATAGGAACAACATTTACATTACCCGCGATTAGGTCAGTTCCAGGCCATGAAACGTTAACTTCCTTAGAAAAACGGTTTCCAACATGTATACCTTCATCCAACGTGTGCGCTCCTAGCGTGTCATCACGCACATGTGAACGTTCTATGAAGCAATCCTTCCATGTAATATCGAACATGAATGTTTGATATGCGTCTAAAATGAAATCTATATAAACTGTGTTCGGGTTTACGTATCTAATAGAAGTAATAAACGCATAAAACCATTTATTACCATAATTATTGTTTCTATATCTCAAATAATTGCAGCTTGTTATTGTGTTGTCATATTCTGCTTGTAATGCGTAGACTTGATAATCTCTTTGATATGTCAAATTATTTGAAGTTTTGTAAACACGGCTTGTAAAATATTGGTTTTGATGGGTCGCATTGTCGAAATAAATTTGGTTCGTATTGTCCGGAAACAGCGGGACATTGTTCATCAATTGTACCGTGGTAATCGGTGTAAAATCTGCCATTTTATCGCCTCCATTAAAAGAAGGCGGGGAAGGGAAATTACCCTTCCCCGCAAACATTACGCGCCTTTTGTGCTTACAGTGGCGGTGCCAGATTTAGAGGTATCATAAGTGGAGGTTGCCTTGACGGTTAGGGTTTCAGCAGTTTCGTTGCTTGAAACGAAGAGACGTCCGCCCTTGTCAATGTAGGTGCCGCTGGAAGTCTGCCCGGAAACGCTCCAAGTAACACCCTGCGGGACATACGCGCTTTCAGCGCCAGTAACAGCGGCTTTCTGATCCGCAAACCGTCCAGGAAGAACCGGAGTAGTTGGCGTAACCGTTACACCCGTAACAGATACTGCGGAAGAAGTAAAAGCAACTCCATTCGCAAAACGGGAAGTGGAATATACACCGTGATGATGCAAAAAGATATTCCAGTAAAGTCCCTGCGGGTTGTAGATTTCTTCCGTTCTCTCTACCGTATCATACTGCACGATAAATTCGCGATCAACAAGGACGGCAAGCAGGTTTTCGGTGTTGGGCCCAAAATCGTCCACGATGATCCTACGCGCAAGGAACTCGGCTTTAGACATGTTGAAGGCGGCGGCAAGCACATTTACGTCAACAGTTGCGTCAAGTTCAGGCCGCATAAAAAGCACCTGATCTTCTGGAGCTACCGTTCTCATAACGCCCATACTGTTAAATTTACGGCTCGGAAGATTCATCGACGAAACATAAGATCTAACAGAGGTTACAAAGGATTTAGCGCTCGTTTCATCCACAACCGCATCGACGTTGACACCATAGAAATATCCATTGTTGTAGTACTGTCCAACCAGCTGTTTCATGATGTTATACTCGTCGTATCTGTCTCCGTTCCAAAGCGCGTTATAAATCGTTTCGGTAAGCCGGGAAAGACCTCCTTCGCTGTAAAATGCACGGCGCAAAACTTCGTATTCGATCGTCTGTTTGTAAAAGTCCGCACGGTTGATGATGTGATAAATAACGGACGTGTCAGGAATCACACGTTTGAAAACTTCATCTTCCGCAAGCTCGGGGTCGTAAGCATTCGCTTCCGCAATGTCAGTGAAAATTTCTTCGATCGTTTTACCCCACGGCATCATTCCGCGTTTGAACTCACCAAGGGGGTTTCTAAGATTGAAGGAATGAATGTACTGGAAAGCGATTTTATCAACCAGATTACGCAGAAATTCATTGTAATACAATTCCGCAGAAAGAATAGCATTTCCGGTTTCGGTAATAGAATCCTGTGTGGCAAGCGGAATTCTATCCTGATACGAGCTAGAAGAAATAGCGCGGATGCTGTTCATAATATCCGCATTAGAAAGTGTGCTTACTGCAACGGGAGCTTTAGCAGTTGCCATTTTAATGTCCTCCTTATAATCCTAAAAGTTCATTTATAGATTTAACTTCGATTTCCGGATCATCGTTAATTTGGCTATCTTGTTGTGCCGGAACACTTATACTAGAAATTGCGTTAAATGTGTCTGTACGCAATTTATCTATCTGGTCATTTACGTTATTAAGATCGAATGAGTTTAATTTTTCAGTAACGTTTGAAAGAGTATTTGTAACTGATTCTAATTGCGCTTTTAAATTTGCGTTATCTTCGGATAGAGTGGTAAGCATAGCACGGATTTCATCATTGTTAGGGGTTAAAATCGGCATTTTCTTTTTCCTCCTTGCTTATCGATTTAATAGCATCTACGAGAATTTTTGGAAGCGGGACTCCGCAATCGCCCATATTCTCCAGAATACTTATTCCTTCGTTTGCAAGATAAAAGCAAATGACCGCAGAACGGACAACCGGAGATTCTGGGAGAATTAAAGTATCCAAGACATTAGCTAATCCCACTACAAGTAAAATTAAGGCTTTTTTTAAAATCCCTTTAAAACTAACTTTGCTTGAAATTTCATGTTTAATAAATGCGTGAATTAGTCCTGTTACTATGTCCAATGCCATAAATATAATTAGCGCAATTAAAAATCCGTTCATGTCACCGAAAAAGTAGGATATAGCTCCACCGATTGCCGCGAACGCCACTTCAAAAATGCGTACAACCTTATCCACCTTTACCCCTCCTTTCCCATATAATAGGTATATATCCTATTCATATTATACCACTTTTTTTGGAAAAAGTCTAGGGTTTATTTCTTAATTGAAAATGGACGCGGAACCAATATCACGCCGCCTCTTACGTTTTTTGGTTGTAGCTTCATCCCATCTATTGTGTAGCCTAATTCAAATTCGCCATACTGTATAACGTCTTTGATATCTTCTGTCATTCCAGCGCATTTCTTTATATATTCAGGGTTGCTCGCATCATTTACGCTTTCCAATTCCTCAATGTAGCATTTTTGACGTAAGTATTTTGCGCGTTTAAAACTATATTCATGCTTCCATGCGCCTAGTTCCGAAGGGTCAACATGTATGTATTTTTCGCACTCTTCTACTGTTATATTAGTAACATGTACGCTGTCAGTATCCATATAACAAAAATGTGAACCTGGTTTTGTACCTCCTAACGATTGGGCGCTTCTGATTACACTTTCTCTTCCATATGAGGTTATAAATGAAGCTACTGCCGTATAAACCGGTTTTTTCAACTGCTCTTCCGTTGTCCTATACCTAACTATTCCTTCATCATCTAAATACGGTATTTTACTTTTTATATGCGTTCTAGAAGCTGTCTTACCGTAAAATGCATTAAGCATCAATTTTGCTATTTGTCGTTTTGCTCCTTTTGACGTTTTCTTTTGGTTATACCACTTATAGACATATGCATCAAATACTCCGTTAACTGCCTTAAATTTCCATCCGCATATAAAATCATAATCGTACACTTCATAATGTTCAAAAAATAATTCTAAATCTACATTTGTTAAATACAGTGTTGTTTTTTCCACGGATTCTGTTATATATTTATTTTCCGCATATGACATGGAATTTTTTATTTGTATAGTTGGTATAAATCCGTCCTTAACCTTAAATTCGCAATTTATGCATTGAATGTATAAAGGATATTCTGGGTCATATTTGTATCTGCCTGTAAAAAATATAGGTATTCCGCAAGGCATTGTTTTTAACATTGCCCAGGGATACATACTGTTTTTGTCAAAACTATGCCCATTAAATACTTCTTTTCCCTGTATATTTGGGTTAACTTGTACAACTCCGCCTTTATATGAACGTCGTATTTGGTCGTCAATTTCTATCGATAAAACAGGAAATAAAGTGTCCCATGTCGTTTTAGTAATTAAATTTTTGCAATAATTTAAACCATCACTGCTCATCGTCATTTTTGTTAGGCCCTCTTCAAATTGAATTTTAAGAGCCTTTGCAACTATTAAAACGTCATTTGTTACATATTCTAATTCGTTTTCATCCGGTTTATATCCGATTGGTCTAGGCTTTTTGTGGTCAATCTCGCCTTTAGTAACATCAAGGCCGAACGCTATTGCGATATCTTTAACTTTAAATGGTAACTTTTTGTATGAATCCAAAAATGCCGTTTTGTCCACCTTTTTACCTTTCCTGTCATAGATCATTTCTATTTTATAAAATGTGCCGCTATCGTTTATGAGTGTATTTATTGTTCCCGCTTCCAAGTTCTCGCTGTATTCCATATTCAATTCATGCATAGCGTACCATAATAGAAATTGCCCGTCAAATTTTAAATTATGAAAATAAATTGTGTTGTTTCCTTTCATTGTAGCATCAAAAAACGATTTTATATTATATCCGTATTTAATATCTGTAATGTCATCGATATTAACTAAGCACCAAAGCCAAACACGACAGTCATCGGGATCTGGTGTTGTCTCAAAATCAGCGACATACTGGTGCATTTAATCACCGCCATTAATACCAAATGCTGATCTTAATGACGCAAATTTCTTTTCGGATTCCAATATGAGCGCTTCTGGGTTGCTCCATGCAAAAACCATCGAAAAATCATCGTTACGGTAATATTGCTCCAAAAATTCTGCTCCACTCATATCTTTAACAGCTTGTATAATATCGCTGATATCTGTTTTTGTTGAATCTGATACCACGGTGAGCGATTCTATAAAATTCTGCTTGAAAATTTCATTTCTATAATCCCAATATTCCTCCGAAGTTTGCTTTTCAAGTCGTTCTATTTTTCTTTGTAATTGTTCTTCGTTCTCATACGTTTCTAAATTTATATTTTGAGGATTCATAAATTGGTAAAATTTTGTCCCCGGGCCATTAGCTAGCATTTTAGCATATTCTTCAACTGTTTGTTCTCGTTCTTTACCTCCTGATATAATTGGCTTATTTTTAATTCGTGAAAAGAATTCTTTTCTTTGTTTATTGTACCTTTTAGCCAAATTTTGTAAATACTTAACATCAGATTCCAATGCATAAAATTTGCCAACATTTTTAAATCTGTTTGTTTGTGGCGATGTGTATTTTTTCAAAGCGGCTCTGTATGATGCTTTACTTTTATATTCGTTTTCTAGCGGCCTTACTATCGTTCTGTTATACAGCTTCTTTATTCTCGCTTGCTTTCTCTCCGCTTTCGCTTCTAATTCTTTCAGCGTGGTATTCCGTCTTTTTGCCAACTTCACCGCCTCCTATCAAAAGAACCGCGTGTAATTCCGTTAAAGAGCCATACGGGACATTATCGATAATAACGTAAAACCCTCGCTTTTCTATGTCGCTGTAGCACACAATATCTGAACACGTATGTGCATCTATACGCAATTTCGAGCGGTAATATATGTACGACTCCAACTTTTCTCTATATTCTTCTCGCTTTTTTAAAAACGATTCCATATAAAATTTTGAGGAGAAATAGTAAGTAATATTTCGTTGGCTATTATCGTGATAAATGTATTCGCTTTCTAGCAAATTTAGATATATTCCGCCTCTAGTTTTTCCCATTTTAAAACCTCCTAATAGTAAAGCCGCCCGGCGGTTACAGGCGGCTTTGATAGCGTCATTTACAGGTGTTAATCAACAGATACAACCTCTAGCGTCGTGTACTCGAAGCCGTGCTTTCCTTTTTCCTTTTTGACAAGAACGGAAATGGGGGCGTCTGCGTCAGGTGTCCACAAGTCCATACAAATCTGTCTAAGGGCATTAAACACACCAACGGACACGGCAACATAAGAATCCCCCTGGTCATCGATAAGGACAATTCGAGGGGAACGGCCAAGCTCGCCGGTTGCCGGATTTTTGGTGGGCACCCAATGCGCAAAAAAACCGGTACAACGAATAACGCTTCCAATGCAATCATTGAGCCTATGTTTAGGGTTATTCTTGATGGTATGCAGTTTGAACAAATCCTGCTTATTTTCGGGGGCGATTACCATAGAACAAAAAACTGCGTTTTCCCCTTCAGCGCTGAACGCGCTATCCATAGGAATAACCTGTTCAAAGCTACCCTCATACTCCGCCATTTCCGTGGTGGTTGTTTCCTGCTCTTCGATTTTTTCTTTTGCCATTGTTAAAGCCTCCTTAAATATTAAGCGTTTATAGTGGATAACCGCCTAAACAGATTTCAGGCCTACT